CAAGGCTCAAAATCGTCAGTCGCTCCAGCCATGTATCTGTAGAGTTCAAACTCGGCAGAATCCATGAGTTGTTCAGTATAGAGGCTTTCAAAACTGACATAGTCTGTTCCGTTAAAGGTGAAACCGATTCCGTCGAGGCTTTCCCTGATCGCGGTGGGTCTTTCAAGGACAGGTACGTGCTTAATAAAGTCTGGATGTTCAAAGACAATTCTTTCGACGGCTTTGAAGAAAGGCCCGGAAATAACTTTGAATTCATCACAGCGTGCCCAGATTGTTCGAGGATACTTAAACTCTTCATAAAATTCATCCTTTGTGAAAATATCGACTCGTGAATAAGTTTCCAATCCAGTCCCGGCGTACTTAGCATGAAGTCCTTCCAAGTCGCATGTGGTGATTTCGCGATAAAGTCGTCGTAACTCCTCTTTACGTGCAAGAGTGTAATGGGTATCTTGAAGCCATTCTTCAAAGCAGTTATCTCCATCAGTACGGTTTCGCGGGCTGCTGTCAATTTCTCCTGGTACGGGACTCTGGAAGCTTCGACAAAAATATTCATCGGTGAGCGGCACGAAGGTTCGTCGCACGTAATCTCGAACAAATCGTCTAAATTCTCCCATAAGTTGAACATTTGGGTCACATGGCTTGAATGCCATTCGCTTTGAAATTCCTTCCGCAGCAGAAAAAGGGTCCTGGGTGTCTGGTCGAGGAAGGATTCCGGGCAAAACTCTGGGTGTAACAGCGACGGCCATGGGTCGACGACGATAGGGGTCGTGAAGACGGGCGGAGGACCGAAGGGCGATTGTTGTGTCGTCGGGTGGGGGTACAACGGGTAAAGGGACTTCTCTAGTGCGGTACCCATACAAAAAAGTACGAGAAGGCAACAAACGAGGGCGGCGGGATCCAACCACGATGAACGCCACTGAGGGAGCCGAGAGCCGGTCCGGCCCCGCAGGCTCAAACGGGCGGCGGACGGAAAAACCCTAACGTATGGATCGGTAGTCATTGCGGTACACCTCTGGGAGAACACTACACCGACGCAGAGACGCACGGTGGCGTCCCCGACATCGTTGAAAAAACTATTAATCCGATTGTAGTTCGTAGTCCCATATAGGTTCAATGCCCTCGAAAACCTTTCCATAACGGTAAGCGGCTCAAAGGTCGGCATGTGGTTCTTTGGCGCGAGGATCTGAGAGGCTAGTTGCAAGTCAACAACAGATGTATTCTGATAGGCCTGCTCATATCCAACAACCAACGGATCGTCCGGATCGAAGTTCAAATTCCAAAACTTACGAATTTCAGATGGAGAATCCGCGACTTTACACATCTGCATGAGTTTGCGAACAAGCCCACCCAGGAAAATAAAGTCATAGAACCAAATGATGAAACGCTCATGCAACCAAAGGCGCCATGGGTTAGAGTCGTCGAGACTCCAGCGCCCTAAGATTGTCTTGTCGTGGGTTTCATTCATTTCATAAAGGACCGAGCGATGTTTTATGGCAGAAGCCACTTCAAGATCAGCGCGCCGGTCCTCCTCCTCATCATCATGCTCGTGCATCTGACATTCGGTCAATTCAGGAATGGGTCGAATGATCCGATAAACAAATCGATCAATCCACACCAACTTAACAGACCCATCTAAGAACCTGAAAGAACGGAAATACTGCCAGAGGAGATCAAACATGTGAACGGCCAGAATAAGCACATCAAAAATCAAGGAAAACACCAAGAATTTGTAAACAAGAGAGTGCTTGGAATTATTGTGGCCTAAGAGGGCTACAGGGAGGGCAAAAAACGTGAACACGCCGAACCACAATAAAGTGGCTACAAAGCGAACACGCACACGCGCATCATCAAATCGCGTCGTAAAATCTGAATACGTCTCGTCGCGTACTTGACTCAGCAGGGTGTGTTCTCCCTCCTCACTCTGCCCAGAACCTACTTCCCTATGGTAGGTGTATTCCATTCCAGTCATGTTATCATGACACAAATCCGCGGAATACACGTACGTGGGGGGGGCTGGGGCAGCTTCAGCTGCGGCTTCACCTTTCGCAGCTGGAGGAGGCTCTTTCTTTCCTCCATCGATCTCTCGATTTCGGACTCCGGGACCATCCAAATGAATGTGGATGTTTCCACCTTGGGCAGGGGTCCCATACCTTACCTTAGAGCCTCCGCGGTGTTGCTCATTCAACACCGCCCGATC